AGATGCAGGAGTTTTTTTATGGCGTAACACAAACGCTATTACCAGTATTAAATTAGAACCAGGAACAGGTAATTATGATACTGGTACAATCGCAACTATCTACGGAATACTAAAGGCGTAACTATGGCAACCTATACTTTAATTAGTTCTAATGTTTTATCTTCTGCAACATCATCTGTAACTTTTTCATCAATACCTTCAACTTATACAGATTTAGTAATAAGGGCTTCAATCAGGGATAATGTTGATTCCAATCAAGGTGCTGTTGCCATGACTTTCAATAGCAATACAAGTGGTTATGGTGCAAAAGATATATATGGAGATGGTAGTACTGTGGCAACTTTTAGTCTTAGTTCTATCGCCTATGGTTGGGCTGGCACTATAACTGACGCTAATTTAACTGCTAACTCATTTTCAAGCCATGAAATTTATATTCCTTCATATGCTTTAAGTCAAAACAAAAATTATTCAGTTTATAGTGTTGTTGAAACCAATTCTACAACTGCAAAGTTTTTGGTAAGTGGTGGTGGAATTTGGTCAAATACAACGGCTATAACTAGCATTACATTAGCAATAAATACCAACCCTAATTTTGCTTCAGGCTCATCATTTTATTTATACGGAATATCCAACGCTTAACAAAGGAGAAAACAATGCCAACTAAACTAATCGTAGATTGTTCAACAGGTATAACTACCGAAGTTGAATTAACTGCTGAGGAAATTGCGGATATGGAAACTGCAAGAGTAGCGGCTGAGGCAGATCGTGCAGAGCGCGAGGCAGCAGCAACCGCCAAGGCTGCCGCGAAGGCAAGTGCCAATGCCAAATTAAAAGCATTAGGGTTATCCGACGCTGAGATTGCCGCATTCTAATTGCTTTACGATTTCCCAGATATAACAAAAAGTATTGATGAAGCCATTGATGCTATTGAGGATTCGGGGCTGATTTAAAGGAGAGCAATGCCAATTAGTTCAAGCCAAACAAGCGTTACCACTGCCGCAACTTTATTAGTAGCAGGAGATGCCCAGGCCGAGGAAGTTCATTTTCATTCATCATCAGGCACAATTTATTTAGGTGATAGTAATGTAACCTCATCAACTGGGTACAGAATGGATAATGGCGATAAAGCAGTTTTTGCTAATCACGAAAACGCAATATACGGCATTACTTCAACAGGTAGCGCAACGATGAGTGTATTGGTAATTACGAAATGACCGCTAACGAATGGGCCGCAATATGTGTTGCGGTTGGAACGCTGATTGGATTTTTAGTAACAGGTGTAAGGTTCTTAGTTAAGAGTTATCTTTCAGAACTTAAGCCCAATGGTGGAAACTCGGTGCGTGATCGCATTGATAGTATAACCTGCCAAGTTGATCGGCTAGAAGCCAGGATAGATGAAATTTACAGATTATTAGTTAACAAACAATAGGGGTGTTATGAGTAAAGTAGTTGAAATAGCCAAAGCCCAAATTGGCTACAAAGAAGGTTCTAATAATGAAACAATCTTTGGTAAATGGTATGGTGCAAACAATCAACCTTGGTGCGCTACCTTTGTTTCCTGGTGCTTTAATGAGGCTGGTTTAATATCTACTATCACCGCCCAGAGTAAAAAAGGATTTGCCTCTTGCGATGCTGGCCTTAAATGGTTTAGTAACAAAAATAAAGTAATTCCAATAGGTCAAGCCCAGGCTGGGGATATTGTATTTTTCCAATTTGATGCTGATGCGCAGCCTGATCATGTCGGAATCGTTAAATTTAACAACACTGCGTTAAAATACCTTCAAGTTATTGAGGGTAATACCTCAAGTGGTAATGTAGGAAGCCAATCAAATGGAGATGGTGTGTTTTTAAAAAAACGCTCCTACTCCCTGATAATGGGTGTAGTTCGCCCTTAAAGGATAAAAATGGATAAGTTAATCGCTAAGTTAAAAGACCCAAAGAGTAAGGCTGCATTTAAGTCTTACCTAAGAGCAGTAATTGCATCAGCAATAACAATGGGATTAGCCCTGGCTGCTGACCTTGCTCCAGAACAGGCAATTCTAATTGGAGCGTTAGCCGCACCTGCCGCTAAATGGGCCGATAAAACAGAGCGCGAATACGGCATAGGTTCAAAGTAACATATGGATCGGGGGGAAATTTTAGATGAGGCTAAGGCACTCACCTACACCAACAGGCAAAATGATTATGGAACGCCTGCTATTAACTTTGATCGTATTAGCAAGTTTCTATCTGCTTATCTTGAGCGCGAAGTAACACCTGAACAAAGCGCTATGATTTGCGCACTAATCAAGGTGGCAAGATCAATGGAAACCTATAAGGCTGATAATTACATTGATGGCGCTGCTTACTTTGCAATAGCGGGGGAGTTGGCAAATGGTGGAGAGTGATTTAATAGTTTTAATTCCTACTCGCGGGCGGCCTGATAATGCTGTTGCGCTAGAGCAGGCTTTTGTAGATACAAATACGACGGCTAAAAGATTTTATATTGTAGATTTTACTGATGAAACTAGAAAAGAATATACTCACAAACTACCAGTTGAATCTGTAATTATGGTTCATAATGAAACTGGTGGGATGGCTTACCCATTAAATTACATAGCCCGCCAATTTACTAGCGAGTTTGATAACTTTGCATTTATGGGAGATGATCACCGCCCAAGAACTGCCAACTGGGATAAGTTATTTGTTGAGGAACTTTATTCAGGCTCAGATATTGTTTATGGAAATGATTTATTCCAAGGCTCAGCACTGCCAACTGCGGTAGCGATGTCGGCTGAGATAGTTAAACATCTCGGCGGGATGGTTCCTGATAATTTGCGCCACTTATACCTAGATAACTTCTGGTTAAAACTAGGTCAGGATTTAGGTAAGATTAAATATATGCCAGAGGTAATAATTGAACATTGCCACGCCTTTAACGGCAAAGCGCCTATGGATGATAATTACGCCAGGGTGAACGCACCAGAGGTTTATTCAGCCGATAAAGTTGCCTATAATAATTATATTGTTAGCGATCAATATCAAACACTGCTGGCTAAACTTAAATGAAAATCCTGATTACAGGTGATGAAGGTTTTGTAGGTAGGGCTTTTCACCGAGCGCTGGACACAAAGAATAATGATGTAGTTGGCTTTGATATTAAATCAGGCATTGATGCTCGCAAATTCTTTGCAACTGATAACACTTACTTTGATGTAGTAATTCATCTAGCCGCCGTAGTCGGTGGCCGTGCCACCATTGAAGGTAATCCTTTGGCGGTTGCCACCGACCTGGCGATTGATTCTGATCTATTCCAATGGGCGCTTAGAACTCGCCCTGGTCGAATTGTTTATTTCTCATCCTCTGCTGCTTATCCAATAATGCTTCAGCGAGCAAGATTTAAAGCGCAACTAAGTGAGCAAGATATAAATTTAGATCACATTAGAACTCCTGATCAAACTTATGGCTGGAGTAAATTAACTGGCGAGATGCTTGCGCAGTACGCCAGAGATGAAGGTTTGAAAGTAACAATCCTTCGCCCATTTTCAGGTTATGGAAATGATCAATCTTTAGAATATCCATTCCCATCTTTTGTTGCTAGGGCTAGGCAAAAAGTAAATCCTTTTCCTGTTTGGGGAACTGGTAACCAAGTAAGAGATTTTGTACACATTAACGATGTAGTTGAAGCAACTTTTGCAGCCGTACTTAACGGCGTTGAAGTTATGAATATCTGCTCTGGTAGGGCAACCTCTTTTATTGAATTAGCAGAAATGATGATGCTCGCTGCTGGTTACTTAGCACCAATACAAACTAATCCAAATGCGCCAGTTGGCGTTGAGTATCGTGTTGGCAATCCGAGATTTATGAATATGATTTATGAACCAAAGATTTCCTTAGAGCAGGGCATCGCGCTAGCGCTTGCCCAATAAAAAATCCCTACCTCGCCAGCCGTCGGCGGAGGTAGGGATTTTTTTCTTTTTAATTATTTATTACTATTAATTAAAGCATCTACACTTCTTTGAATCCTAGTTGTTGCATCATCAACTAAAATTCCATTTCTGTAAATATCGTAAAGATGCGCTTCCTTATTCCAAACTTCAGCGTAATCATTTGATAACCAATCCCACGCTTTATCTTTATTATTTATCATGGTTGATTTCCAAATCTTGCCATCGAAATAAGTTACATCACTTGCCTCATCAACAAAATCTAAAGCCAATCTTTGCTTTAAATCTGTTGGTGATTCTTTAAGTATTTCTACTCGGTTATCTGAAAGATTTTTTACAATAAGTAAACCTTCAGCATCGCCAATTTGTCCATCCTTTGTTATGTATATTGCTTTCATTTGGTGCCTTCCTTTTCTATTGAGGAGTTTCCTCAATTCTATTTAGTTACTTGCCTGCCAAGTATAATCGTGTGCATCCCATTTGTGGGCTTCTACTTCTCTGGCAACGCAAGCCTTAATTGCTCCACCAGTTCTTGATTCCCAACCGCAAGAACATTTTACATCCCAAGCATTGTGTTGGAAACCTTTATTGTTACGCATCTTTGAACCATCGTGCAAAACTGCAAACCATTGAATTGATACTTTTTCTGTTGTAGGTACAAGTTT